GTATCCTTGCACCATAGTATGGTTTTATCTCTACAGATGAACCATCGGTAAGTTTTAATAAACTTACACCAGTCTTTTGCATTAAGTTTGGGATATCCTGCTCAGAAAGTTTCAACTCTTCTGCTTTTTTCTTTTTAAGCTGGTCTTCTAGCGTTGTTACTTCCTTCTGGATGTCCAATAACTTATTGCAGAGTTCAGCAATCTCTTGAGATGCTGATGTGTCGATTGTTATATTTTTCGACAGTGCTTCTAAGTCCATAACGACCTCCTTGATTGCCATGTAAATTAATAATTTGACTAAGTCAAGAAAAAAATATATTGATGGGATAAATGAAATACAACTATAAAACACAACCTTTTCAACATCAACGTGACGCTTTAAATGCAGGTGGCATGCATATTGATTATGCATATTTTATGGAAATGGGCACAGGTAAAACAAAAGTTGCAATTGATAATGCTGCTTTTATGAAAAAAAATATGTGGATTGATTGGGTGATAGTTATTGCGCCGA